TCAGCCATTGATCGTTCTCCTGACAAACGGGCCCGGCCCGAAGACATCCGACACCTGCGCCACCTCGACGGTGAACGCGCCACCTGCCCGCGCGGCATCCCAGGCCTGCGCCGGAACCTCATGCTGCGGGTCGTTCACCGTCCGCTCGTAAAGCCGCGTCGCCCCCCGCATCAGCCGCACGGCATAGCGTTCCGCGGCCTCGCCCAGCGGCACGTCCCAGCCGTCCCACCCGTCGCCGCCGATCCGCGTGCGCCGGATCCAGCCGATCTGGCGGCCCGTGACCGTCAGATGGCAGGGCGCCAGCGGCCGCAGCCCCGCGCCGGAAAAGGCATGCGCCCGCTCGCGATAGCTGGGGTCGTCCGGCGTCCGGCTGGACGGGCCGATGCGCCAGTGACGCACCATCCCGCGCGCATCCGGCGGCAGGTCCACCTGCACGGGCGCGCCGTCGATCAGCACCACGACGCTGCCGGCCGGCCAAGCCTGGGGCATGAACGCGTCCGTGCCCGCCTGCCCGCGCAGCCGCAGCCCGATCTCCCACAGGCCGGGCGCGACCAGCTCGGCGCGCGCGAACTGGATCAGCTCCCACCGCTCGGGGCTGCCGTCGCCGATCGCCATCACGTTGGCCCCGGCCAGCAGCGCCGCCTCGGTCGCGGCGCGCAGCTGCCCCCCCTTCAACCGCACCCGCAGCGCGGGACCACGGTCCCAGACGCCCGGCCGCGCCGCCGCCAGCGGCGTCGTCGTCACGCCCATGATCGCGCGGCGCGGCAGCGTGCGGTTCAGCGCAAATCCGCCCTCGGCCTCGACCGAGGACCAGACCTGCACCGACTCCGGCCACGGCGTTGCCGTCACCGCCAGATGCGGCGCGTGCGCCACCTCGTTGCCGCGCATCAGCGGCAGGTCCAGGAACATCGGCCAGACCGGCACCGGCGGCTGGAACGCGCGGATCACCGCCGCCTCGCCGACGATGGGCGCGGGACGATAGACGCCCGGCTCGACCCGCACCGCATCCACCGTGACCGCACCCGCGCGTTCCACCCGGTCGATGCGCCAGCGCTGCCCCGCGCCGCTGCCGCCCGTCAGGCGCACGACATCGCCCGGCCGCAGCCCGGCGCGTGACGGCGGTAGCGCCAGCCGCGCCGTGTCGCGCGCCACCCCCGCCTCGGCCAGCCAGCGCGCCGCGATCGACTGGCCTTCGGCGCGCGTCAGGCTCATCGGCAGCTCGCTGTCCGACACCGTCGCAAGCGAGGCTTCGGGCAACGCCGTTTCCGCCGTCCGCACGGTGTAGTCCGCACCCGCCTCGACGTGGCTGACGCGCACCCGGCCCAGCAGCTCGGGCTCGGGCGCGCGGCTGATCTCGACCCCCGGCAAATCATCGGTCAACGCCAGGTCATCGGGGCCGACTTCGGCCGTGACCCGCCCGTCGCGCATGACGAAATCCAGCACGCCGTCGCGCTCGACCGCATCGAACCCGTGCGCCAGCATCAGGGGCTGCAACGCCGCGCGGCCGCTTTCGCCGCCGCCCAGCGCATAGCCGCGCACGACGCCGGACAGCGCGGACACGTCGAACGCGGCGACGCCCGCGGCGCGGCAGATCTCGGCGACCACGTCGGCCAGCGGCACCGCGCCCGCCCGCCCGTTCAGCCAGTGCCCCCGCTCCCACGCCGGTCCGTCCGACCACAGCTCGGGCCGCCCCGGAAAGGCCGGGAACGGCCGCGCGTCCCAGGCCCAGACATGCGCCCGGTCCAGATCGACCATGCGCCACCCCGCAGGGGTCGCCGGGTTGTTGTCGGGATCGGACCAATAGTCCACGACCGCCGCGACATAGGCCGCCTGCAGCGCGTCGTCCCGCCGCCCGCTGGAATACCAGGGCAGCATCGACTCGCTGCTCATCGCATCCAGGAACTTGTTGGGCTGGTTCGTGGCCTTGTCCAACGCGGCGCAGCCGTATTCCGTGAACCAGATGGGCTTCGACCGCGGCACCCATGCCGTCGGCTGGGCCGCGCGCGCACCGTCGGCGCTCCGTTCATGATGCGGACGCGCCCACCAGTTGCGGATGTCCTTATAGCGCCAGATCCACGGCTCGTCCCGGTGATCCTCGATGGGCGTGCGGCGCTGCGCCTCGCGGTGGGTGTCGTTCTGGTAATACCAGTCATACCCCTCGCCGCCGCAGACATTCGCGCGCAGATAGGCCGGGTTGTCGATCCGGCCCCAGCCCGCGTCGGCGTGATCCTCGCCGTCGCGCCAGTCCGACAGCGGCATATAGTTGTCGATGCCGACGAAATCGACCGCCTCATCCGCCCACAGCGGGTCCAGATGGTAACGCCGCTCGCCCCCGCCGGGCTGGTGGCCGAAATACTCGGACCAGTCGGCCGCATAGCTCAGCTTGACGCCAGGCCCCAGGATGGCGCGCACGTCCGCCGCCAGCCGCCGCAGCGCCGCCACCGCCGGATAGCTGCCCGCCGCGCCCCGGATCTGCGTCAACCCGATCATCTCGGACCCGATCAGGAAACTGTCGATCCCCCCCGCCAGCGCGCAAAGATGCGCATAATGCAGGATGAACCGCCGGTATGACCATTCGTCCGGCCCGCGATAGACGACGCAGCCCCCCTCGACGGCGAAATCCGACCCCGCCGCCCGGCCAAAGAACGCCGCGACCTCGGCCGCGGCGTCGGGCGTGCCGTCCGGGCTGCCCGCCCGCCCCGCCGCGACAGAACTGGTGATCCGCCCCCGCCACGGCATCACCGGCTGATCTGCCGCGCCCGTCCACGGGTCCGGTCGCCCGTTGCCGCCAAGCTGCTCCATCAAAATGAACGGATAGAACACCGCGCGCCGCCCCGATGCCGCGATGGCGCGCAGCGCCTCGATGACCGACTGGTCCGCGGGCGTCCCGCCATAGATCGGCCGCCCGTCCCGGCGCGCCACCTCGGCCGCGTCGGCGCGCCCGATGCCGCCCGCGCGCCAGCGCATCTCGTCGCCGTCCACCTCCCGCTGCTCGACCTTGGGGCGCAGCGTGCAGTGGCCGGCGCGCAGGTCGTCCCCGAACCACGACACCACCAGCGACACCGACCCGACCCGCGGCAACTCGCGCCCCAGCGTCTCCAGCGAGACGGCGAAGTCCGTCCCGCCCATCGGCGTGTTGCGGTTGATCACGCGCGTCTCGCCCAGGCCCAGATCCTGCGACACCTGGGTCGTGGCCAGCGTGTATTCGCCCGTGCCGGGGATCATCGCGACGGCGCGAACCTGCCGCGACAGCCCCGCGCCACCCTCGGCGGCGCGCGTCACCTCGAAACTCAGCTGCGGCACGCGGTTGCCCCAGCGCTCCAGCGCCAGCTCCTCCAGCACGACATAGGCGATGCCGCGATACGTGGGCGCGGCCTCGCCCTCGTGCGCGGCGATGCAGGGGTCTGGCAGCTGCGCCTCGTCGCCGGGATAGACGCGCAGGTTCAGGTCGGCCGCCGCGATCTCCTCGCCATCGGCCCAGACCCGGCCCACGCCCAGGATCGGTCCCTCGCACAGCGCCAGCGCCAGGCTCAGCCGATAGCTGATCTCGGTCACCTTCGGCCCCGAGCCTTTGCCGCCCGACTGCGTCGAACTGACCTCCTCGATGGGCGAGGCCCAGATGACGTGCCCCGGCACCCGCATCTGCCCCCACAGCCGTGCAATGGGCGTGCCCTCGCCCGCGGTCTGCAGCCGCAGCCGGTCGATGCGCCCGGTCTCGACCGGCCGCGACCCGCCGCCCAGCAGCTTCTGGTCGATGACGCGCCCGACGGTCGCGCCCACCGCGCGGCCGATGACGGCGCCGGTCAGGCCCAGCATGGTTCCCCCCAAGCCCGCCCCGATCGACGCGCCCGCCGCTGCCAGCAGAATGGTGGCCATCGTCCTCTCCCTTGTGATGTCCCGTCCGGCCGCGCGCAGCCCTCAGACGTCGGCCCCGACCTGCCCCGGCCCGACCTGCCCCACACCGGGCCAGGCGAACCGCGCCACGATCCGCGCCCGCCACGGGGCGGACAGCGGGCTTTCCACGACCCCGTGCCGGTCATAGGCGTGGATGAAACTTGCCGCCCCGCCCAGCCCGGCGCGGATGCCCAGATGCTTGGCGACCGCCCCCGCCCTCATGCGGAACAGCAAGACCTCGCCCGGACCCTCCGGCGCGTCCGCCGCCACCGGCCGCAGGTTGCGCAGCGCCGCCGACCACAGCAGTTCGGTTGCGCCCGTCTCGCCCCAGTCGGGGGTATAGGCGGGCACCGCCTCGGGCTCGGTCCCGTGGACCGCGCGCCAGACCCCGCGCACCAGCCCCAGGCAGTCGGCGCCTGCACCCCGTGCCGATCCCTGATGGACATAGGGCGTGCCGATCCACGTCCGCGCGGCCTCGACCGCGCGCAGGCTCATCGCCGGCCCCCGGCGGCCTGCGGCGCGATCAGCCAGTCCTCGGGCGGCAGATGCGGAAAGCCGCGAAAGTTCAGATGGTTCAGGAACTTCAGCCGGCAGGTCTCGGCGCGCTTGTCGCAGCCCGCCTCCAGCCGCACGCGGTCGCCCACGGCAGGCGGCAGCCCCGGCGCCGCCCACAATTCGACCAGCCGCCCGCCGTCCGGCTGCGCGCGGTCGCTCTTGATCGACGCGCTCAGCCCCGCGCCCTCGCCATCCAGCAGCGTCACGCGGCCGTGCGCGAACCAGTCGGTGTCATGCCCGGCGATGCCGCGCAGGATCAGCCGCGCGCCGTCCTCCTCGACCCGCGTCACCTCGCCCAGGGCGTTATAGCCGTCGCGGCCGGTGTCGAAACGGCACTGCCCGTCGCCCAGCCGGGCCGAGCAGCGCGGATGGAACACCCGCCCCTGCGGCACGTTCAGCGCCTCGGCCAGGCCGCGCAACTCGGCGCGAAAGGCGCCGTTGCCGCGCGCGACCTCGCCCAGATGGCCGCGGAACACCAGCCGCCGGTCGGCGGGCGCCTGCCAGTCCACCTCCCACAGGCGGACCTCGGCCCCGTCCCAGCGACCCGCCATCAGGTCGGCCTCGGTGATCGCGTCGTCCGACAGCACGCCCTGCGCCTCGGTGTTGTCCACGGACAGGCCCAGCCCCTGCACGACCGCCCGCGCGCTCAGGCCCGCATCGGGGCGGAACCGCACGCCCTCGAACTCCAGCAGGCAGTCGTGGTCGGTGAACCCCAGCACCATGCCGTCCCGCCGCGCCACCGCCCAGGCGCGCGCGACCGCGGTCGTCCGGTCCGCGCTCACAACCGCACCTCGACGACCGGCACCTGCGGCACGTCGCCCGCCTGGAACGAGGATACCGACACCGCGATCCGGTCGGTGTCGAACCGCACCGGCACGTCGAACTCGAACCCGGCCGTGACAGGCGCGTCCATCACCGGCGCGTCGGCGAAGGTAACGACGCCGGTCGCCAGATCCACGTCGAAGTCGATCGTCTCGATCTTCTCGACCCCACCCAGCGCGACCTTGACCGTCCCCACGACCGGCTTGACGACAGGCCGGCGATAGCTCGCCGGACCCGAGGCATACAGCTTGGACAGCGCAAAGCTGACCGTCCGCCCGTCGCCCCGCCCGATCACCTGATCACCCGCCGCGACCGCCCGGCTGGGGGCGCAGGATTTGTAATCCGCCCAGTCCTTCCAGCGGAACGCGTGCAACTGCCCGCCCCGCGCCTCGAAGAACGCGATCACCGCCGCCACGTCGTCCAGCGACCGCAGCCCCACGCCTGCGTCATAGCGGCGGCGCGAATGGGCCCAGGCGCTGTTGCGCTCCTCATACCCGTTGGTCAGGGTGACGATCTCGGTGCGCCGTTCGGGGCCGCCCACCGATCCGCGTGACAGGTTGGCCGGAAAACGGATGTCGTGAAATGCCATCATGCGTTCCTTTCGCCGCGCGCCAGCGCCCGGCCCAAGGTGGCGGCGATCTGGCTCTGGCTGCGCTGGAACCCCGCCACGTCGGGCGTGCTCACGTTGAAGGTGACGCTGACCGGCCGCCCGCCCGCGCCCGCCGCGGCGACGCCCAGCCGCGCGTCGGCGCCGCGGCGCAGCGGCATGATCGCCTCCGGGCCGGCCTCGCCCATCAGGCCGGTCGCGCCGCGCATCGGGAAATGCGTGGGCTGGCTGACGACGCCGCCCCGCGCGAACGGCGCGACCCGCCCCTGGCTAAAGGCCGCGCCGTCCGCGAACGGCAGCGCCCCGGCGACCATGCCGGTGACGCCCTGCGCCAGCGCGCCAGCCACGGCTTGCTGCACCGGCTTCATGGCGGCGGCGAACACCGTGTCGGCCATGCTGGACGCGATGCCCTTCAGCGCATCCGACAGCCGCACGCCGTCAAAGACGACGCCCTCGAACGCGCGGCGCAGCCCGCCGCTGAACCCCGCGGTCAGCGTCGTCACCTCGCGGCCCGTCTGGTTCATCGCCCGGGACAGCCGCGCCAGTTCCGCCTGAAAGCTGGCGGTCATCTGCCCGGTCTGGTCCAGCCGCTCGCCCAGGCGGTCCACGCCGTCCCTGTTGGTCGCAAACCCGTCCGACATCCGTTTCCTCCTGCAACGACAAGGGGGGCCGCGCGGCCCCCCGATTGCATCCCGCGCTCAGGCGTCGGGGAACCGCGCCATCAGCGCATCCAGCCGCGCCCGGCTCATCGTCCCCGCGCCGTGGCCCGAGGTGTCGATGCCCAGCATCAGCGCCAGTTCGGCGGGCGTCAGATCCCAGAACACGGCCGGGCGCAGCCCGAGGCCCGCGATCCCGGCCCGCATCAGCCCGCCCCAGTCCAGCCCCGCGCCCGCGGCCCCCGCCCCGCTCATCCGGTGGCGGCGGCCGGCCCGCGAAAGGCCAGCGCCAGCAACTCGGCAGCCAGACGCGCGGCCTCGACCGGCCCGCCGCCGATCTCGACCGTCAGCAGGTCGCCCTCGGCCCCCTGCCAGCCGCCGCCGCGCAGCCCCGCGACCAGCACCGCGATCACGTCGCGGCTGGCGAACCGGCCGCTTTCGAACCGCTCGATCACGCCCACCAGGCTGTCGGCGCCCAAGGCCGCCTCCAGCCCCGCCAGCGCGCCCAGCGTCAGCCGCGCCACCCGCCGCTCGCCGTCCAGCCAGACCGCGACCTCGCCGCGATGCGGGTTGGCCATCATGCCACCTCGAAGGTCAGCGCCCCGGCCGAGGCCAGCGCCAGCTCGTACGTCGCCTCGCCGTTATAGCTGCCGGCGTATTCCAGCCCGGTGATCTGGAACGGCCCCTCGACGGTGCCGAAATCCGGGATCACCACCTGGAACCGCGGCACCTCGCCGTCAAAGAACACCTGCCGCACGCGCCCGTCGCTGGCCTCGTCCCGGAACACCCCCGACCCGGAAATCGAGGCCGTGCGCACCCCCGCGCCCGCCAGCAGCTCGCGCCAGCCGCCCTGGCTGTCCAGGCTGGTGACGTCCACCGTCTCGGCGTTGAAGCCCAGCCGCGTGGCGCGCAGCCCCGCGATGGTCTCGAACATGCCGTCGCCGGTCATGTCCATCTTGATCAGCAGGTCGCGCCCGTTCTGCACCGCCATCGTTCAGCCCTTTCTCATGCCACGTTCAGGCCCAGGTCGATGCGCGCGCGGAACGTCATGTCCACGCGGCGACCCGCGCCGCTTTCGACCCGCCGCGCGCGTGCGCTGACGAACCACAGCCCGGCCAGCCGGCCGTGTTCCAGCGCCACCGCGCCATCCTCCAGCGCGCGGGCCACCGCCCCCGCCGCCGCCTTGACGTCGGCGAAGCCGCCGCCGCCCTCGTCGGCCCCCGACAGGACCGAGACAACGAAATCATGCCGCGTGCCCCGCCCGGTCATGTCGCCCGCGTCGGCCACGTCCTCGGCGCCCAGCGCGACATAGGTGCCGCTGGGCGCCGTCACCGGCATCGCGTCGAACACCGCGTCGCCGATCAGCGCGGCCAGCGCCGGATCGGTCCGCAGCGCCTGATAGACCGCGATCTGCAGCGCGGCCCCGGCCTCATAGCTCATGCCAGCCTCTCCTCTGTTGCCATGCAGGTCAGCCACAGCCCGGCGGCGTCCGCCTCGGCCACGGCCTCGATGCGGAACACCCGGTTGCCCATCCGCAGCCGCTGTTCCGGCCGGGGGCGGCGCGGATCGCCATCGGGGGCGGCACGCAGGGTGATGCGCCATGACACGACGCTGCGCGCCCCGACCTCGCCGGCCCGTTCGGACCCCGGCCCCGCGCGCATCTGTGCGTAAACGATGCCCAGCGGCCGCCAGTCCAGGCGGTATCCGCCCATCCCGTCGTCCACCCGCCCGGCGCTTTCCAGCCGCAGCGGCACGGTCGGCCGCGGCGCGGTCATGCCCAGCCGCCCCGGCGCGCGCGCCCCGCCGATGGTGCGCACCGCGCGCCATTTCTCGATCAGCGCACTGACCCCGTGCGGCAGCGCCAGGGTCGTGCCGTTGAACCCCCGATCCTCATAGTATCGGGCGGCCAGCATCATCACCGCCTGCGCCAGATCGGGCGGCACCTGCGCCCAGGCGCTCCCGAACCCGGCGCTGAACCGCACCGTGACGAACCCGTGCATCGGCACCGCCGGCAGGCTCGGCCCGACCGGCATCAGCACCGGCCGCTGGCTGTCGGGCACCAGCCGATAGGCCGCGGGCGGCACGGCCGCGACGACCCCGGCCCCGTCCTCCATCTCGACCGACTCGACGGCCAGCGCCGGGGCCAGCGGCAGCGGCTGCCCGGCCGGATCGCGCCAATCCTCCAGCCGCAGCCGAAAGACCCGCGTCAACAGCACCTTGCCGGTGCGCGCCTCGACCGTTGCGATGGCGGCGCGCAGGAACCCCGCCAGCGCCGCATCCTCGGTCGCGTCCTCGATCAGGTCGAACCCCGAACCCAGGCGCAGATGGGTCCGCAGCGCGGCGACGGGCAATGCGCCCTGCGCCGGCGCCGTTTCCTCGACAAGCAACATCCTGAAACCTCCCCGTTCATCCGCGCCGCGCGTTCATCGCCCAGGCGCGCGGCACCACGCCGCGGGCGGGGGCCGGTGCCCCGCCCGCAGTCTGCTTGCGTTTACGTCGATGGCGGTCGCCGCCCGGTCGGGGGGCCGCGCCCGCGCCACGCCGACCGCCCGCGCGGACAGTGGCTGTGCTGGCCGGCGCGCCGCCCACGCGGCCCCCCTTCGCCCCGGCCGTCCGACCCGAACCGATCAGACGGCCAAGCTCAGCAGCTTGATCGCGCGGGCGTCCACCACCGAGCCGCCGATGCGCTTGCTGGCATAGAACAGCACATGCGGCTTGGCCGAGAACGGGTCGCGCAGGATGCGCAGCTCGGACCGTTCGGCGATGGTATACCCCTTGCGGAAATCGCCGAAGGCGATCGACTTGGACTGGTTGGACGGGTTCGGCATGTCCTCGCAGATCAGCACCGGATAGCCCAGCAGCCGCGCCGGCTCTCCGCCGGTCAGCGAATCCGCCCACAGATAGCGGCCGTCCCCGTCACGCAGCTTGCGCACCATGCCCGCCACGCGGCTGTTCATCACAAAGGTCGCGTTCGCGCGATAGGGCGCGGCCAGGGCATAGACCAGGTCGATCAGCGCGTTCGCCGGCGCCGAGGGCGGGAAGTCCCCCGCCGCCCCCGAGTTGATGATGCCGATCACCGAATCGGCCGCGGTGGCGTTGGGCCCCGACGGATGCGCCAGCAGGCCGCGGGGCTTCTCGATCCCGTTGCCCAGCAGGAACGCGTTGGCCTCGGCCCGCGCGAACCTCTCGGCGATGCGCTCGGCCAGCCAGCCTTCCAGGTCGAACGACGCGTCGTCCAGCAGGCGCTGCGTCGCCTTGGGCATCGCCGCCAGCTCGTGCAGCGGAATCGAGATCTTCTCGATCTGCGGGCTGTCGGTCTCCGCGGCGGCGGCCACCTCGTTGGCCCAGCCGCTGCCGATGTCGGTCTTGTCCATCAGCACGTCAAAACTGGCGCTTTCGACCTGCACGACATTGGCGATCGCCCGCAGCGACCCGGTCCCGCGCAGCACGGCCTGCACGCCCTCGGAAATCGTCGGCCCCGCCAGATAGGCGCCGTCGGTGGTCGAGGCCAGGCCCTTCTCCTCCAGCGCCAGCGTCCGCAGCCCGCTGTCGTCGCCGCGGCGCAGATAGGCGGCGATGGCCTTTTGATGGGGGGCCTCGATCTCGGCCCCGGTCGCCAGCGGCGAACGGACGCGGAAGGCGGTCTTGCGGTCCAGCATGGTCATGCGTTTGTCCTGTGCTTGCAGTTTGGTTTCGACGGTCGCGCGGAAACGGCCCAGTTCGCTGACGAACTCGGCCATCGCGCCCTTCAATGCGGCGGGCGTGTCGCCGCCGCCCGCAGACTTGGTGTCCGCGGCGTTTGCCTCGGTCATAGCCGTTCTCCTTGTCGGTATCGGCGTCGCCAGTCGCTTGCCTGGCCGGGGCGACCGTTGCGCTTGCGCGCGTGTCCCCCCGTGTCGGCACGGGTCCGCCAACCCCGCGCCGCATTCCTGCCGGGCCTCGGGGGCGATCCCCGCGGCCCGTGGTGCCTCAGCCCGCGCGCAGCGCCGCCGCGGCCGCGCGCAGCACCGCCGCCACGGCGCCCGCCTCGCTTTCGGCCGCGTCGTCGTCGCGGTCGCCGGACTTCCGCCCGACCTTCGCCTCGGCCAGCATGGGGAATGTCACCAGCGACACCTCCCACAGCTCGATCTCGGTCAGCACCCGCCGGCCCTTGGCCTCGCGCTCGGCGGCGATGGTGCGATAGCCGATCGACAGCCCCTCGATGGCGCCCGCCGCGACCAGCGCCGCCGCCTCGCGCGCCTGCGCCACCTCGGGCAGCAGGCGGCCGCGGACCCACAGGCCCTTGGCGTCCTCGCGGATCTCGTCCCAGACGCCGATGGGCCGGGTCGGATCGTGCTGCCACAGCATCCGCACCTTGTCGCCGCGCGCAGCCAGCCGCGACAGGCTGGCGGCATAGGCCCCCGGCGCCACCATGTCCCCGCCCTGGTCGGTCACGCCGAACAGGCTCGCATAGCCTTCCAGCACCGACCCCTCGGTCAGCACCGGGGCGCCGCCCGCGAACTTCATCTCCAGCCCCAGATCGTCACTGCGCATCCTCAGCCCCCCTTCGGCGCGAACTGCAAAATCGACTGCACCGCCTGGGTCAGGATCACGGCGACCACGCCATAGACCGTCATCCACAGGCGCTTCTCCAGCCCCTCGATCAGCGACTCGATCCGCTCCAGCCGCCGGTCCACCTGCCCGAACTGCAGCGCCATGATGCGCTCCTGCGCCTCCAGCCGCTGCTCGTGCCAGACAAAGGGGCGGTCGATGAACTTCGACCCCTCCATCGCCTCACCCCTCCGCCAGCGGCGGCAGGCCCAGCGCGACCCGCTTTTCCGCGTCGCTGAGGAAGCTTGCCGCGCCGACCCGCGCCCAGTGCTGGTCGCGCTCTTCGGCCAGCGCCGGGATCGCGTCCAGGTCGGGGCGCAGGTCCACCTCGGCGCCCAGATGCTCGCTCAGCCACCAGGCGACGGACGCCGCCACCCGCGTCACCAGCGGCAGCACCGTCAGGCGATAGAATGCCCGGTGCGCCTCGGCATAGTTGGCATAGGTCGCGTCGCCGGTGATCCCGATCAGCATCGGCGGCACGCCGAACGCCATCGCGATCTCGCGCGCCGCGGCCAGCTTGGTCTCGTGGAACTCCATGTCGCTGGGGGAAAACCCCATCGGCTTCCAGTCCAGCCCGCCCTCCAGCAGCATCGGCCGCCCGGCGTTGCGCGCGCCCTGGTGATGGCTCTCCATCTCGCTGACCAGCCGGTCGTATTGATCCGCCGACAGCACCCCCTGCCCGTCCGCGCCGCGATAGATGATCGCGCCCGACGGCCGGGCCGCATTGTCCAGCAGCGCCCGCGACCACGCGCTGGCGCTGTTGTGGACATCGATCGCCACCGCCGCCGCCTGCATCGGCGACAGGCCATAATGGTCGTCCATCGGATGGAACGCCTTGATGTGGCAGACCGGATCGGGGCTGCCCGTCATGTCGAACCGGTGCTTGCGCCCGGCAACGGCATAGTCATAGGCGACCGGCCACCCGTCCGCGCCCGGAACCACTGTCACCCGGTCCGACCGCAGGACGTGCAGCTCGTCGGGCAACCCGTCCTCGCCCCCGACCGCCTCCAGATAGGCGTTGCCGCTCAGCAGCAGCTGCCCGAACAACGCCTCGAACAGCTCGGCGCGGCCCTGGCCGGGGTTGGGCCGGCGCATCAGCTCCAGCACCGGATGCACCTCGTATCGCCGCTCGGCGTCCTGGCAGACCAGCGGCACCGCCGCCGCCGCCTCCGCCACCAGCCTGACGGCGCGAAAGCCGACCGGATTGCCCACGAACCCGCCGCGCGTCAGCCCGGCCGGATCGCGCGGCCCCGCCGCCGCGCGGCCGATGCCCTGCAGGGCGAACCCCTGCGCCAGCGCCGCGACCTTGCCGGCCGCGCTGGCCTTGGCCTCGACGCGCGCCGAAACCGGGGCGACCTGCGCCACCGCCAGCGCCGCGCCGCCGGCCTTCGCGCCCCGTTCTCCCTGCTGCGGCGCCTGCCGCCCGAACCACCGCATCGCCATGCGAGCCTCCCTGCCCAGCCACGAAAAATGGCCCGCCCCGATGGGACGAGCCGTGCGTCTCGCGAAGCTTCTTCTTGTCGAAATACTCCGGGGTCCGGGGCAGAGCCCCGGTCCGCCCTCACAAGCCCCGCACCTGCGGCCGCATGTAGTGCCCCGCCGGCTCGATCATCAGCTCGTGGATGGCCCAGACCAGCGCGTCCAGCCGGTCGGGCGACCCGCGCCCCTCGAACCCGCCGACCGTCATCCGGCACATCTGGTCCTCCAGCGCGCCCAGCCCGCGCAGGTGCCTGACCCGCCCCTGCTCGTAAAGGGCGGCGACCGGCTCGGCGCGCAGCCCCTTGCCGCGCCCGGCGCGCAGCGCCCGGAACGGCACCAGCGGGTCCACCTGCCGGATCACGCTTTCCACCAGATCGCCGCCCTGGTTCACCTCGGCCACCAGCCGCTCGGCCCCGTGGCGCTGCATGGCGGCAATGGCGGCGCGCGCCCAGTCGGTCGGCCCGCCGCGCACCGTCGCATCCTCCAGCACATAGGCGCGCCAGTCCTGCGGCGGCCCTTGACAGACCACCCCCGCGACCACGATCCCGCATTCGTCGCTGGCAGCCCCGCCCGTCACCGCCGGGTCCACCGCCACCACCACGCGGTCCAGCACCGGCGCCGCCTCGACGCGGCAGCCCTCCAGCATCGCCGTCGTCCACAGCGCGCCCTCGACATCCTCCAGCAGCACGCCCTCCAGCTCCTGCCGGCCCAGCCGCGTCCCGGCATAGCGCGCCGCCACCTCGGCGAGGAAGCTTTCGGCCAGATAGGCCCGGTTCGCATCCGTCGGCGCATGGGTGACGACCGTCGAGGCATTCCGCAGGATCGCCTTCAGCACCCCCACGTTGCGCGGCGTCGTCGTCACCACCTGCTGCGGATGCTCGCCCAGCCGCAGCGCGAACTGCAGCATGTCCCACGTCTCCTCGGCTTTCTTCCACTTGGCCAGCTCGTCCGCCCACGCCGCGTCGAACTGCGGCCCGCGCAGCGCCTCGGGCTCATGCGCCGAAAAGACGGTCGCGGTCGCCCCGTTGGGCCAGACCAGCCGCCGCCGCCCCGCCTCCCACACCGGCCGCCGGTCCGGGGGCGAACAGGCGAGGATGCCCGAATCCCCCATCACCATCACGTCCCGCCCCTGATCGAACGTCTCGGCCACCAGCGCCACCCGGCGCGCGCGCCCGGCCGCAAGCGGGGTCGCCCCCTCGACCTGCGCGCGCACCCACTCGGAGCCGGCGCGGGTCTTGCCCGCGCCGCGCCCGCCCATGATGACCCACGACTTCCAGTCGCCCTCGGGGGGCAGCTGGTGCGGCAGCGCCCAGAACTCGAAAAGCCACGGCAGGCTGGCCAGCGCGTTCGCGCCCAGGCCCCCCAGGAACCCGTCAACCTCCGCCGGCTCGGCGCAGGCAAGCCAGGCGGCGCCCGATCTCAT